CTGCGATCCTTCTTTGTCAGCTTGTTTGGAAAATCGTCGCGGCGCGGGCGGTCTCCATGGCTTTGTCTCAGGGTCTTACGAAGGCCCTGGAAAATTTAGACAGCAAGATTTCCTGACGACTTGTTTGGACGGGGCAACCCGTCCTCTCAGCGTTTCTTCGGGTCTTACTGTTGTACAAAGCGCGGGGAAGCCTCGCCCTCTTAGCAAATTCTCGGCGGACGCGATTCACTTGAGACCGCTGCACGCAGCGATCTATGATAGACTGTCGCGCGAGAAGTGGCTTTGCCGAGGCGATTTTACAACTGACGTCCTACAGCGTGCTGGTTTTTCTTTTGTCTCTGGTGAGACTTTGACTTCGGGGGATTACAAGAGTGCTACAGACAACCTTTCTATAGAGGTTGCTGAGGCTATTCTTGACGAGTTGCTGAGGTCCACGGTCTCTGTGCCTGGATCTATGAAAGCATACGCCATGAAAATCTTGCGTCCCACGTTGTTCAACCTTGAACACGGTATAGAATCTTTTTGTCCGACGAGAGGTCAGATGATGGGGTCCTTTCTTTCATTCCCACTGCTTTGTCTGCAGAATAGAATCGCTTTCTTGTATGCAGGCGAGTCTGTTGGGGTTGATTGTTCGGAATTCCCATGTCTGATCAACGGAGACGACATTCTGTTTAGGTCCGGTCCGCACTTCAGTGCGCACTGGATGGATACAGTTGGTCGTTTGTCGTTAGAAGTGGAAAAGACAAAAACTAGCGTTTCACCGGAGTACGGTTCGCTTAATTCTACACTTTGTCAGCGCTTCGGCGCTTTCTATCGTGTAGTCGCGACTGTCCGCATGGGGATGTTACGCGAGTCAGAGTCTCTTGACACCCTCTCGAAGGGATTTGATGATTTTATTGCTGGCCTGAAAGGCTCACTCCGTTATCGAGCGGCGTTGGCCTGGTTTAGCTGGAACATAGGAAAAATTAGACCCTTAGGTCTGACTACGTGGGACTTGGGCTTTAGAGGCCCTCTCGCGTACAGAGCGACAAAGAAATTCGGTTTACGTCTCGGACCGAGTCTTCGATCTGTACCGAGTCTGAAAATAGAAAATGGGTTGGCACTCACTTGTGAGTATGTCGATCCTGATCTTTTGGATGATGAGGAAAAAAAAGAAAACTTGGCCGAATTAGCCGCTTGGAAATGGAGGACTGGTTACGAGTTATTCTCGTCCACACGAGCCGCCATGAAGTTTCATTTAGCCATATCTGCCACTAGGGTTGATCAGCCCGATTTTAAACCGTACTTGTACGGCGGCGAATCGGGCGTGATATCCAAGAATGTGGGTGGCGCAAAAATCTTCATGCGGCCTGTGAGGAAAATACAACGAGGCTTTCCGCTACTCATTCCAATGAGAGGGAAGTTGCCTACGTACGAGGAGTTTCTCGCGGGAGAGGTAGACGTCGGCTCCGTTGAGCCACTGTCAACGATGGACAAGAAGGAAAAACTATCGAAAGCATAGCTGGGTCTCTGCTCCGCAAGAGATCGTCAATTGCCCGTGGAGGGCTATCTGCGAATGCGGATAATGGCGGCCACCGTAACAGGTTGGGGCATCCCCACTAGCTTGAGAAGAATACTTTTTGGTGAGGCGGCTTAAAATCCGCGGCTTCATAAGACAAAGGAAGTATCGTTAAAGAGGGACGTAGGCTCATCGTGCTGAACCCTTGACAGTGAG